CCAAGCCTTGATGCCAACGCCTTCTGCGAATGACCAAGTGCCTTGACCGTTCTGCTTGTAGCAGCCAATCAAGTCGGCATCAGTCATCTCTTCCGTACAGATGAGACGGTATGCGTTTGTGGTTTCACGGTTGAGACCAAAGTAGGTCTTACCTGTACCGGGCAAACCATAAAGCAACACCCTGTTGGAGTGCTTGATGGCAAACTCTGCCCGTTGCCAGTCGGTTAGTGTTTCTGTTGTCATTGTTGTTTCCTTCTGTGGGTTGTGAACAGGGGTTTATTCCTGCTCGGTTTCTTCATTGGCTGCTGCCAACAAAGCATCTGCTGTTACTGCTTGATACATTTCCAAATCGTCATACATCAACGACTTGGGGTATGCGTATGCTTGATACAGCAAAGACAGTGACTTGCCGTGGGTTTCACCTAGATACCTAGAGCACATCTCTGCCACTTCAGCGTTGCTGTGACCGTCATACTTGCTGGGGGCATCAGCACAAGGGCTAAAGACATCGTGTATCTGGATGCTTTCTTCCAAGACTTCCTTGGTGTCATCGTTTCTTGGCACAACGACCATCAACCCCGATGTGTAATACATTGTGATGGTTACCGACTGACGATCATCTGCTTCAGATGGCTTACTGTCTTTGTCTTGACTAGCCCAAGCGCCTGTTCTGGCTACAAAGCCAACAAGGTTCTTGCGCTTAGCGTGTATGAGCATCATTGCTTGCCTGTTGGAAAGCAAACCGTTGATGTCTGGTGGCATACCGGGTTGAGCAACATACGCTATTTCCATCCCAAGGCAAGCGTTGATTTCATCATCATCGTCTTGAACCGTAAGATTTACAGCGTTGGGTTGTTCTTCTAGTGCCCTGACCTTGAACTCTGCTATGGACTCAGGAGTACCCTTGTGTTCCATACTGAGAGTCCACAACTGATAGGCTTCTTCAGAGCCAAACTCGTTGTAGATTGTCTGCTCGACATTCAGAGCAACGGACTTTACATACTTCCTGTAACGGTCCAACTCTTGTTCATTGGCATCTTTGAGTATGTTGTCTACTTCTGTAAACAACGCTTCTTCTTCTGTCATTTGATTGCCTTTCTGTGGGTTGATGTTGAGTGACATACTGCTGGAGTAATCTGGTATGTCAGCAGACTCAAAGGAGTTGCGCTTCCAACTAGCGATTGGGGGTTATTGCTCTATCGGGCTTTCCATTGCCCAATACCTGTCGTCATTGTAGTTGGTATCGGTCAATGAGTTTGGCTCACTGCCACCCTTGGATACAATGTCCTGAACCATTTCGTAGAACCACTTGTTCTCTGCTTCTACCTGCTTGCGTACCTTCAGCATTCCACTGTAGGAAATGACAACGCCAAGGTCTTGAACGGCAGTTGCCAATGCCCTGGTGGTTACTTGCCGTGAACAGCAAGACTCAATGAACAAATGGTACTCATCGCCAAGAGCGTCAATGATCTGCTGTAACTTGACTGACGGTCTCCCTTTGCCCTTGCTCTTGTTGCTTGCCTTGTCCAAAGCGTCTCTGAACCGAGTGCTCTTGACTTTCTTGCGAACAACAACAGATGTCTGTTGTCTTGGTTGATACTTGGATTTCTTCTTACTCACGATTATCTCCTTGCTTGGTTGTTGTTATGGCTTACCTGAGTCTGGCTCGGCTCGCCGAACCGAGTCTGGCTGGCGTGTCAAGAACCCCCCTTCGGGGGGTTCTTGGTCAGACATAACCACAAAGAGAAAGACCCACAGGCAATTAGCCCGTGGGTCTTAGTCGCTCTAACTATTGCGCTTGTTTGTTATCGGTAGCGCATCACCTATTGGTATCGGTAGCGGTTCAGTCTTTCCCTGATTGAACCCTGAATCGAACGTAGTCTTTGCATCTTTCTACTTGTTCTGGCGACAGGATGTTGGCGATTCCTTCGGCCAGGTTCGTTATCGGTAGCCGTAGCTCTGGTCTGGTTGTACATGCCAGGTATAAGATCTCCGTTAAAACCTCTTCGGCTAGACGTGTATCGTCAAGCGTAAACGAGGGATGAGTTGACTTGCTTTCCATGCTTGCTTCCTTTCGTTGACTGCATTGGTATGGGTCTTGGCGCATGTCTCGTGCAGCACGGGGCTTGCGTCGTCTTGACATGAAGGGTAATCGCATTGTCGCACTTCGGGCACTTGTATCGATCACGTAACATCGTAATCTCTCCAACTGGCCTGTGAGAAACCGCGAACCCTCCCGTCCGGTTGTATGTATACCCACGTCGGGGCATCTGGATCGCAGTTGCATCCTGCAATGTTGCGCTTGTCGTGAACCACGACTTGTTCGCACTTGTTGCAAACTACTGCTTTAACTGTTTCTTTCTTTTCCATTTTTTTGTGTCCGCGCTAGTCAGCTTACCCTCACGATACGCGTGGCACGGACACTCGCAGCCGGCAACTTGTTCTGGTGCCCATGCTTTGAGTGCCCGTTCCACTGTTCCGCAATGGTTGCAACTCAGAACGGTTCCGGATCATTCATCCCGTTCAGCGTTGCTTCTTCTGGCTGATCGCTGGAAACTTCCCAGAGTTGGGCGTCTTCGAACTTTGCAGCCCTGGAAACCAGGAACATTTCCTTGCTCTCACCCTTCTTGTTGGTGACCTTTACCTGCTCTCCCTCGTGGCCATCGTGTCGGATCTTTACACCCCACACACCGGACTTGAGTTTGTACCAGCTTGCTTCATTCATAGGTAGTTATCCCCTTGGCTTAGTAGCCGCTTGAGTTGGTCAACCATGGAGCGGTACATGGTGACCTCTTTGTCTAATTCCGCTATCCGCTTGCGGTCTTCTTCCCGCTGCTCCCGAAGGGAATCAACGGTCATTTGTAGATCGTTCAACCAAGCCTGGTAGAAGATCGATTCATTCTCCTGGTTCATAAGTTTCCTTTCTCTGTCGCTCGCTCGGTGACAACCCGCCCCAAACACCGTACGTTATGTCGTTGTCAAGGGCAAACTTGAGGCATTCTTTGTACACGATGCAATCGGCACAGTACTTTTTGGCTTCGTTGTGGTGTCCGGTATCCGGAAAGAACAACTCTGGGTCAGCACCTTGGCAGGCAGCCCACTGTTTCCACGACGCATCGGTGTTGACCAATGCCCATTCGCTCAGCAGTTCCATATAACTATAACCCCCACGCTTCGAATCCTCGTTGTCCATTGGAGACGTGGTAGTCATGGATTGCCTTGGCTGCCTTCAGGTTTGTTGCTGGATCGAACAGTTGTTCGCATCCAACCTTAGACAGAATGCCAATGGTTTGCAAGTATCCGTTTGGATACCAGCGTGTTGGCAAACACCACGACCTGTCGTTGATTTGCGTAAGCCCAATGTCCGATGATCCGTCTTTGTTCAGCGTCGTGTTGTGCTGGGTCGGATCGCACCTGGACTCGCGCCACATGATGTAGTCCAAGGTCTCCATGTGTTCCGGCTGCCAGCCAAGTTGCAACGCCAGCCCCCACCACTGACCACACTCTGTACCCGCCGGGACAGTGGAGGTGGTGGTAGTGGTAGGGGGCTGGGTGGTGGTTGTGTGAAAGGAGGAAACCACAACCACCTCTCTGATAGTAGTTGGGGGTGAGACCGGCGTGGGCGGATTATGTGCTAACCCCACCCCCAACGTTAGTAGTAAGGCAGACAAGCCTGCCAAAATCCGTGGTACAAAATCCATAGCTTCCTCCTAGCTTTCGATTTGTTGTAGCAGTGTAGCGATCTGCGAGAACTCTTCCAAGTCCATGAGCACTATGCCCTTGGCCGTACCGTCAGGCATGGCAACCATTACGAATGGGCGAATGTCCCCCAACGCTTTGGCTGCATCCGATTGCGCCTTGGCCAAATAGAAACGGGTAGCAATAGGACCAACCTGGGCACCGGCTTTTATTTCAGTGCGGAAAGCTCCGCCCCAGTTCTCCTCATGCCGAGTGAGGTGACCGCCAAGCCCAAGCTTCCTGCGTGCCTTGCGTGCCTTTGAGTCGCCCTTGATTCTGTTCCTGCGACCCCTGGCTGACGGATCACCGCAACCCCTAATGCGCCTGCGGCCATGCCTGTCGGCCCTGCCAAGGGTGCCGAACAGCGGACACCCATTGGCATTGCACTTATCCTGATTGCCTTGGCACTCCCCCTTGCGCTCATCAGTCACGCGTCATCCTTGCTTCAAGGGCCTTGATTGCCACGTTTGCTTCGCCCTTGGTGAGCATGTCAAGCTTGGTGATTGGCCTGTTAACTATCTCTGCAATTGTTTCTGTCTGCTTGGCTCGGTCGCCAATGCCGTTAGCCATAAGCATAGCCCGAAGCTTTCCAAGCTGAGCCGGTGAAGCCTTTGCACCTGGATCTTTGATCTGCGGTTCCTCTTCTTTGGCTTCGGGGAACACAGCCTTTACATTCTCGACGAAAGATTCCTGCGGTGCTGGCTCTGGCTTCTGCTGCATCTTCTTGAATGCATCGCGCAACTTGGGCATTGACTCGTTGGTCAACTCGTACAGGTCTACGCCTGCCGACTTTGCTACATCCTGCGGGTCGAGACCAGACTTGGCACAAGCATCACGAAACTTGGTGAGCAAGTCCGCATCCGACTGTGGCTCAGTCATGCGCTGTACTTTCTCCATCTCTTGACGGCTGGGTCGCGGCTGGGTCTTGGATGCATAGCGCCAATTGGCCAAGGCCCTCCCGATTGAACTGGTCTCTGCATTTTCTACGTGAGACGTACGGTTCACTGGGCTGGCGTCACGCACCTCTTCGGCAAAGCCGGTGGCTACTGGGCGTGGATCGTTGATGTCCTTGTACACCTCGGCCTTGAACACCACACGCTTGTCGTCGTAGTGGTAAATCGATGTAAAGATCTGACCGTTGGGGCAGTCCTCCCAGAACTTGGCGAGTCGTGCTTCAACTGTCTCGTAGTTGTCCAGATTGAATCTCATTGCTATTCCCCTTCCACCACACGGAACGTGCGGTATGTTGTTTGTTTCTTGTATTTCGCAGCAAGAGCCGGATGCTCTGCCTCGAATCTCTTGGAATCAAAGCTGGTGCGCTTGGCTGATTTCCAAGTGGCCTTGAGTTGACCATTGACCAACGCAGTCTCTGCATCTTTCATGGCTTCGCACAACTGCGTCTTGATTGCATCGGCCTGCTTCTCCATTTCCGAGATGTATTTCTGCGCTGCCACGTAACTCGTAACCAGCGCAGCCTGTTCCTCGTTAAGTTCAACGGATGTTCCGTTGCCGGCATACAGATTGGACAGGTCACGATAGGTAGCCGTAGCCCCATCGGGGATGATGCCCATGTCAATGGCAGCCAGGAAGTTACGGCAAGCGGAGATATGCACTTGCTTCTCGTCCGATGTAACTACCTGCTTGTGGAACTGGATATCCAGGTCGCTGTCAAACACGATCCAGGTAATGCTGTCCACGTTGGCGCATATGGCCTGCTGTACGCCCTGCCAATACCAGTACTTTGGCAACTGTCCATTCCAACGCCCACGCTTGGTCTTGATTTCAAAGACGTTGCCGTGCTCGTTCACTGCGTCAATGGTGGCTACCAGGCGCACGCCGTCCTCTTCGTACGCGTACATCACGCACGGAGTAATAAGCGGATCGTTGAGTAGTTGCCCAGCCCAGTCACGCACCGGACCCTCCAGCGTGTTGCCACGCTGCATGGCTCGGTTCTCCTGCTCGGGCTGTGGTGGCTCGTCGCTCAGCAATTGAACGGCAAGTTCGGCACCGCTCATGAATGGGTGTTCGTTGTGCACCGCCGCAGCGTTGGATGCTGAGATGCGGGCAAGCCCGTCCTTGTTTCTCCAGCGAATTGCCAGCCACTCGGGGCTGCCATGGGTCGGCTTATTGAATGTGTAATGGTTCATCGGTTCCTCCACCGCGAATGTAGGTTGTGGGTGTTACGTAGTTACAATTTGGGTTGTTCCAGCACGACGATTTTTTGGACCATCGAGCACGGGATGTGGGTCAGCATACCCACGGTTTCCATTTTCGGCAACTCGTCGGCCATGTAAGAACCTGTGATGGTCACATAGCCAGGGAGACAGTCGGGATATAGGTAGCCAACAGACACCATGTCCGCCTGCTTGGGGTGGTATTCGGTCAGGTCAATCCAACCATTGCTTGAGTCAAAGGCATCAAGCCAGTGGATGACAACCAGGGACCAGGGACAGCGTTCAATCGAGCCAGCAGACATACTCGCAGGTTACCCTGCCCTTGTCCGGATCAACAAACATCAGTCTTTGCGAGGGTTTTCCAACTGCCGCCACAAAGCTCTTGGCGTATTGGTTGTCTGACTCCGGGCTACCGGTTACCCAGATGCGCCCGCCATTGGCCATGGTCAGGTTGATCGGGGTATGGAAGTGGCCCATGATGCAGTCATGGAAGTCCATGAATGTAGCCCAAGCGTTTACCTTGCGCAGGATCGAATAACTGGGGGTCTGGCCACCAAACGACGGGATCTCGTCTCCGTGCACAACCAGGAGCTTGTAGGCCCCAATGGTGGCAACCTGGTACCAGTCCGAAGACTGCTGCCAAGTCACGTGGTTGAGGTGGGCACAACGCTCGCTGGCAATCTTGTAGGCCATGCGGTCCACGTTGTCGGCTGATGGCATGTCACCCTTGCGGCCCAGGCGTCCGTGGTTTCCGTACTCGCACACGACGCGCACGTTGGCAAAGTGTGCAGCCAGGGTATGCACCACCTGCTCGATGATGCTGGCAACGGTGAACATCTGCTCAAACAGGTGAGCCTCGATCTCCCACTGCTGTCCGGGAAATACCGAAAGCCCCTCAACCATGTCTCCACCCAGCACCAGCACGCAGTCATTGACTGGATGGTGTGCGCGCTGGATCTCGGTCAGGGCAATCACCTTGTCGCACATCTGAACCATGCGGTTTCGCAAGACCTCCATGCTGTACGACACGGATATCTTGCCGGCCTGCCAGTCGGTGAGATGCACCAACGCAACCTCAGCCTTCTTGGACTTGCGTGCTTTGTATGGCTTGACGCGCACCTTGGGCTGAACCAACGCTGCGTCCTTGGCCCCACGGTAAACCGCTTCAACCAGGTCTTCGCTCTTTTTCTTTGCCCGTGCCGCAGCACGCTGTGCGTTTTCTAGCGCACGCTTGAGGTCAATGATTTCCTGCTCTGCTCTTGCTTCGTCATTTAGATTCAACTTCGGACCTGTACTTTCTGATTGAGTTTGCGGATATGTTTATGCCCCTCGACTTGAGCACTCGCTGAATTGCGGATGCCGATATCGATACATCCTTGAGCGCCTGGACAAATTCTTCGTAGTCCTTCTTGCCCAACTTCGCCTCAATCAAGACAAGCTTGTTTGTGTTTGGCGCATTGTCTGACTGTTGCTTTGCTTCATTCAGGAATCCCATTACTTGTGTTCCTTTCTTGCTGTTCGGATCATGTTCAGGCACCCGAGATAGCCAATGGCATCGCGGGTGTTATCGGGTATATCCATGCTGCATTGCATTTCATTCATCAGTCGCGACAGTTTCATCGCAACCATAAACACGACTGCCATCTCTGGAGTCATGCTCGATCTTCCGGTGAGTGCGTTGTAGATGTCCGCTGTTCTCTGGTAATCAATCAACGGATGGTTGTAATCGTTTTGGCGCTGACCAGTAATCAAGTCGTACGCTTCGCTGATGATCTCAGCGCCGGATGTTTCCCTGCTTGTCATTCTTCCCCTTTATAAGTTGTTCCACTCTTGCTATCAAATTCCACAAGTCATCTTGATCGGTCATACCTGGGTAGACCTTCCTAAGAAATCTTGCGATTTGTTTCAACTCCATCTTGGTCAGTTGTTCGCCCATTGTCAAGTACCCCTTGCTCAGCGTGGAACTCTAGGTGGTCTGACAGGCGTTCGTCAACTCGATCTACTTTATTTTCGATTCGGCGTGTGGACTTGGTGATGAGAGTAAGCAGGCCTTGCACGTACTGGTGATCCGATTTATTTTCCTGTCGGGCTTTGTTCACAAGGACTGCAAGCAAAGCAAATGCTCCGGTCACTGCTGCGGCGAGTACTGTTGCAAGTCCTGAATCCATAATGTCACGTCTTGACTAACTTAGCAAACGCAGCCTTCACTGCCTGTGGTGAGTCCGCCATTTTGGGTGAGATTTCCACATGCAGCCAGTCACCACCTGGGGCACCCGTGATTGTGTGGCGTGTGTATTTGGTCCACGCTTGACGGTCGCAACGCCAGCCACGCCCGTGCGGGGTGGGAAAGTAGTCAAGAATCATCTCGATGCCCAGTTCCTCGTTGTTGGCAACAAGCAAGCGGATCAGTTCCTTGGCGTGTTCCCTACCGTTTGGCTTACCTTTTGATCCGCTCTTGCGATACGACAAGTCCATCGCCCTGCCGGTAGCATGAACGGACAGCGAATCTTTGCCACGCTTGTTGCGCACGACCCACGTGCCGTTGTTC